GGTGGGACGAAGTATGGTGGGAAGTATGGTGGGAAGAACGGTGGGAAGAACGGTGGGAAGTATGGTGGGAAGAATGGTGGGAAGTATGGTGGGAAGAACGGTGGGAAGAATGGTGGGAAGTAAGGCGGGAAGAATGGTGGGAAGAATGGTGGTAGAGTTGTAATGGAGCCAGTAGTAGTACCAGCAGATGTTCCATTTGCATTTATTGCTACAATTGTATAAGTCTGAGATGTTCCTCCTACTTCATTAAATACTGAAGGGGAGGTTGCGCTTGTACGTGGAGGGTTTGTTGCTGAATCTGATGATGTTACAGTATAAGAAGTAATTGCAGATCCACCAGTCGCTGGTGCTGTCCATTGAACGCTATCTTGATTTGCTACAGCTGAAGTTACTGATGCGTTTGTAGGTGCTGCTGGTACTGTTGTAACAGTTACTGCAGCTGAGGCAGATGAGGCAGCGGAAGTTCCTGCTGCGTTAGTTGCAGTAACTGTAAATGTTGGAGTTGAACTTGATGGAATTCCTTCTACAAGAAGTGGAGAAGATGATCCTGTCTTTGTTTGCCCTGTACTTGCTGTTACTGTATAAGATGTGGCAGCAGGAGAGAGTGCTGGTAAAGAAAATGATACAGAGACTGCGCCATTATCAAAAGCTCGTCCTGTTCCAATGTTTGTGCCAGCAACACCTGTTGGTGCTAAAGGCTCCAAAAAGTCATTTGACGCTTGGGATTTTTTACCTATTCTCTTACCTGATGCCATCTTAGATCTCCTATTTCTTATTAAATATTTGTATTATGCTGTCAAGTCGCCAAAGACAACCCATGTATTTGCTGCTCTCTTAAAGAGAGTTGCAGATGACCAAGTTGTGCGAAGCTTCAAGCCAGGTGTTGCATTTACTGTAACTGTTCCTGATACTGGGGCAATTGTTACTTGTCCCGCTCCAGTTTGTAGAATATCAATTGAAGTTCCAATTGGGAAGTTTAGAGTTGCATCTGTTGGAATTGTAAGAACTAGCGCTGATGCTGAGCTCATTTCAATTAGATCATCTCTTTCAGTTAGTGATGAAAGTGTGTATGATGCTGTCTTTTGTGAAATTGGTGTTAAAGAATCTACCTTTAATCCAAGGCTAGTTGTTACTGATGATGCAAAGTTTGCGTCATCTCCGAGTGCTGCAGCAAGCTCGTCAAGTGTATTGAGGGCTGCTGGTGCTCCTGTTAGCAAGGCATTAACCTGTGATGTTGCATCTGCAATTGCTTCTGCTTTTGCGGTTGCAATTGCGGAGGCTTGTGATGTTGACACTGGCTTTGCTGTGTCTGCTGTGTTGTCAACATTACCAAGACCTAATGTAGTTTTTGTAACTGCTGCAACATCTGCTGTGGTAGCAAGTAGTGCAGTGTTAGCGATTCCGTGTACATTTAATGTTAGTGCTGCGTGTGTTGAATCTGCTGTACCGAGATTATCCAGCTGTGTCTGAATGCTTCCCGTTACGTTATTTAAATAAGATATTTCTGTAGCGCTTACATCTGCTATAGAAGTTGTGCTTGGAAGAACAACTGTTCCAGTAAATGTAGCACCAGCAATAGATGCATTAGTTGCATCTGCTTTTGAGCTTATCTGAGTTTGAACATTTGAAACAACTGTTGAAATGCTTTGTAGTTCTTCTGCAGAAACATCACCGATTGATGTTGTTGCTGGCAATACTACTGTTCCAGTAAATACTGGTGAGGCGGTAGGGGCCTTTGAAGATAAAGTATTATCTAAGCCATCAATTTTAGATGTTGATATCGCTGCTGCTCCACTAATATCTGCATTTACTATAGTTCCTTCCGCAATTTTACCAGAAGTAATAGCGGAGTCTACTATCATTGATGTAGAAACTGTGGAATCTGGAAGAACTACTGTTCCTGTAAATGTTGGTGAAGCAAGTGGTGCTTTTAGGTTAAGCGCTGACTGTAGGTTAGCGTCACCAAGTAAAGTTGTTGATGGAAGAACTACGGCACCAGTAAATGTTGGTGCTGCAAGTGGTGCTTTAAGGTCAAGTGCTGTTTGAGTTGCTGTTGATATTGGTTTTCCAGCATCTGTTGTGTTGTCAACATTTCCAAGGCCTACCATAGACTTTCCAACACCAACAACTGTTCCTGTAAAGGTTGGTGAGTCAAGAGGAGCCTTAGTATTAATCTGTGTTTGAATTGCTGAAGTAACACCGTCTAGATAAGATATTGTTGTTCCATTAACTGATCCTATTGAAGTTGTTGGAGGCAGTGAAACTGTGCCACTAAAACTTGGTGAAGCAAGAGGTGCTTTAGCTGTTAGTTCTGATGCAATCGCTGCTGCGTAGCTTGCGTCATCATTTACTGCAGCTGCCAATTCATTCAAAGTATTTAATGTTCCTGGAGCTCCATCAATAAGTGCATTTATTGCTGCTACTGTGTAAGCTGTAGTTGCGACCTGGGTTGTATTTGTTCCTGCTGCTGCTGTTGGTGCAATAGGAACTCCAGTAAGTGATGGTGAAGTTAAAGATTTATTTGTAAGTGTTTGAGTCTCATCTTTTAAAACAACATCTGCAGTTAGATATGAATTTTCTATTTTAACAGAAGCATTTAGTGGAGCAACTCCATTCATGGTTCCTCTATCTCCAACTGGGATAAAGTCTGTATCTACTGAGCTTGACAATGCGCCAACTGCATCGTCTACGTAATCCATTGTGGCTAGAAGTGCTGTGTTTGCAATTCCATGAATAGATGTTGTATCTGCTTCGTGGCTTGCTAGGTCTGAGTTGGAAGCTTTTAGATCTAAAGCAGTCTGTGTAGCAGTTGAAATAGGCTTGCTCGCGTCTGATGTATTGTCTACATTTCCAAGACCTACGTGTGCTTTTGTTACACCTGCTACTGTACCAGTAAACGTTGGTGATGCTAATGGGGCCTTTAGGTCAAGTGCAGTTTGAGCTGCTGTTGAAACTGGCTTATTTGCATCTGATGTGTTATCAACATTTGCAAGACCTACGTCAGACTTTGTAATTCCAGTAGGGGTATTAATTACTGGGGATGTGAGTGTCTTGTTAGTAAGTGTTTGTGTGCCAGACAATGTGGCGACTACTGCTGTATCTAGAGATATAGATATGGTGTCGGTTGCATCATTGTATGATTTTGTTAGACCAGAGCCTAATGACAATGCTGTGTTGATAGCATCCATTGCAATCTCTGGGATATCTCCTACGCTTAAATAGCTAAGTGCTGTCCATGCTGTGGATCCAGTACCAAATTTAATTTTATTTGTGTCTGTTTCGAGACCAATTTCTCCAGCTGCTAGAGTTGGATTTGTTGAGGTCCATTGTGATGCTGTTCCTCTTCTTACTTGAATTCTAATTGTTGCCATTTTTTATTACCCCTTTTTACTTCTATAATTATAGCATTATTCTTTATGCCAAAGCCCCAGAATCAAACACCATACTTGGTGAATCGTCTGACGGTTCTCCGCCACTTACAAAAGTGCTATCTCCTGTAATATTTACTCCATTTGCCTGAACTATATACGTTGGCTGGCCATCATAATCAATAGCCAAACCTACATCCATAAAACTTAATGTAGGAATTTCAGAATTAAGTGCTATCGGCACCCAAGTTCCATTTATTTGAATCTGTAATTTATTTGTTGCTGTGTCAAATCTAAGGGGTGTCTCGCCTAAAACAACAGTAGACCCAAATGTGGCAGTTCCTGCGACATCGAGTCCATTCTTTACTTTAAAGTTCTTATTATCTGTAGACATTTAAGTTCACATATCCCCTAATTGTTTTTGTGGGGGATTTTTAAGGAATCCCCCAAAACCTTTATTTAATTATTTAATTAGCGTTCCAACAACCACAACTTCTGTGTTAGCGTTTGCTGGTGTTACTCTAATTCTTACATCTGATCCAGAATAATCTGCTGTTACTGCCGCTAATTCTGTTCCGTTTGAATATGTAATTCCATATTCAGAAACTGCTACGTTATTTGCAGTATCAAGTGTAACTACTAGGTCTGAAACCTGAGTATGTACACCATTCTTTGCTTTAACTACAAGCTTAGCGCTTCTGTAGTCTGCTGCTACCCATGAGATAGCTGTTGTTGCTGCTGCCACTGCAATGTTTCCAGTTGTTGCTGCAACTTGCTTAGCAACATCGTTGTAATTGATTGCTGTAAATGATGTAGTTCCATTTTGCTGAGCTGTATTGGCAGCTGCTGCAGTTGCTTCCGCTGCTGCTTGGGCTGCGTTAGCCTTTGTAGTAGCGTCTGTTGCTGCTGCAGACTGGGCTGCGTTAGCCTTTGTAGTAGCGTCTGTTGCTGCTGCTGCTTGTGCTGCGTTGGCTTTAGATGTAGCATCTGCTGCTGCTGTTGATACTGCTGCTGCTTGAGCTGCGTTAGCCTTAGTTGTGGCATCTGTTGCTGCTGCTGAGATAGCGGCTGCTTGTGCTGCGTTGGCTTTAGATGTAGCATCTGCTGCTGCTGTTGCTTCTGCTGCTGCTTGAGCTGCGTCTGCTTCTGCCTTAGCAAATGCTGTAGTTGCAATTTGAGTTGTATCAGTATTTGCTGCTGCAGTAGGTGCTGTTGGTACACCAGTAAGTGCTGGTGAAGCTAGTGGAGCTTTTGTTCCAAGAGCAGTTGTAATTGTTGTTGTGTAATTAGCATCATCATTTATTGCTGCTGCCAATTCATTTAATGTATTAAGAAGTGCTGGTGCTCCATCAACAAGACCGTCTACTGCAGTTGCAATTGCTGTTCCAGCTGCTGTTGCGGCTGCTGAAATAGCAGCTGCTTGAGCTGCGTTAGCCTTAGTTGTGGCATCTGTTGCTGCTGCTGAGATAGCGGCTGCTTGTGCTGCGTTGGCTTTGGATGTAGCATCTGCTGCTGCTGTTGCTTCTGCTGCTGCTTGAGCTGCGTTAGCCTTAGTTGTGGCATCTGTTGCGGCTGCTGTAGTTGCTGCTGACTGTGCTGCGTTGGCTTTAGATGTAGCATCTGTTGCGGCTGCTGAGATAGCGGCTGCTTGTGCTGCGTTGGCTTTAGATGTAGCATCTGCTGCTGCTGTTGATACTGAAGCTGCGTCGCCTGATACTCTAAGTGCTGCTTCTGCTGCTACCTTAGTTGTTGCATCTGTTCCTGCTGCAGTAATTGCTGCTGACTGTGCTGCCACTGCTGCGCCTGCTGCATCATATGCTGCGGCTGTTGCATCAAGTGCTCTTTGGTTTGTGAAGTATAGGTTTGTTCCTTCTGCAAGATCTGCGGTGTCGTGATTTGAAAGACTTGAAACAGTACCAGTTACGTTACCAACAAATGTTGCAGTAATAGTTCCTGCTGCAAAGTTGCCTGAGCCATCACGCTTAACAACGGTATTTGCTGTATTTGCTGATGTGGCTGTTCCGCCTATAAGACTGACAATATAGTCTTGGTCTGCTTGGGCCTTTGTTAATACGTCAAAACCATTTACGGTTGCTGATCCACCTTCAACAATGAGGCCATTTTTAATTCTAAAGTTTTTGTTTACCGTTGCCATTTATTTCTCCTTTTACTGCTTTACGCCTTAAGCGCCGTTCTTATGTATCTTACTCTTATTGACCCAGAAGTCGGGGTAACGCATAATCTAATTATACCTGATACTTCTTCAAAAGTAACATTAAATAGATTAACATTTGTGTTTGATACTATGTTGCTTTCTGACACATTGATATCGGTTCCATCATTAAGAACTGTGTAGGATGATGAATAATGATCCGAATTTTTAGAAACTTGAACATCATACTTCACTGTTCTATAGGCTGTCTTTGAAAAGCTGTCTATGGTAGTTTTGTTTTCTATTCCGTCAATTGTTAGATCATTATTGCCATCAAGTCCTAGAAGTTCTGTTATTGTATCAGAAGAATTTCCAACACTTTCTACTAAAGTTTCTAATTCGGAAATTTTATAATCAATAGAGTTTGGGTCTGAAGAGTTGTCTATGCCAACTTTTGTCTGTAAGGCTTCTATTGCATCATTTGCATTTGAATGCTGCTCTGCATGACCAACTAAAACATCAGTTGCTTGTGGGTTTGAAAGATTATCTTTACTTGTTGGAAAACTTGTAGCCATTATTCCTCCGTGGCGATGTTGCTTAGTTTAATTATACCTTATAAAAAATTATAACTGGCCACCATCAAACAATGTTAGTTGCTGTAATGATGGATTAGAATTTTGATCTGTTGGGCTTCCGCCATCTACTGAATCTATGATTGGCAATGTGGGGGAAACCGAGTTTTCAGAAAAGTTGGTAAAAGTTATTGGGTTATTTATGTCAATTGTGTGAACGTCTCCATCAAATGTATGAGTGTGCATATAGAACGGAGTTGGATCTGTATTAGATGATATTGTTACCCAAGTAGTTCCGTTATGAATTTTTAAGGCTTTATCTGTTGTATTAAAAAACACATCACCCTCCGACCCCAATGGGTCGGCGGTGAGTGTAGTTAAATTAAGTAAAGACTTAAATTTTCTTGACATTTTATCCTACGATAACAACTCTATATTCACCAGCTGTTGGTGCTGATGCAAATTTTACAGTAACCACTGAATCTGATGTGTGTTGTACATCTGCTTCTATCTGATTGTAGTCTGCATTATTTTCAAATATTTGTACTGTAAGATCTTTTGTTCCAAGGTTGTGTGTAACTGTATATGATATTGCTGTTCCATCACCAATTGTTGTTGCATACTTTCTTGCAATATTGTGGTAGTTTCCACCAACTTGACCGATTTGCCAAACATCAGATGTCTCATTCCAAAGAATTTCAGCATCTGCAGAAGTGCCACGTTCTACAAGAATTCCAGCATCTGCTGTTGGAGTTCCTGTTGCATTGCTATTAAGCTTAACCTTATTATCTTCAATATTAATCTGTGTTGTATTTACAGAGTTTACTGTTCCTATTACATTTAGATTTCCACCTACTTGCAAGTTGCCAGTAATTTCCACATTGTCTGGCAAGCCAATTGTTACGGCTGCGGATTCTCCACTATTTGGCGAAACAGTAATTTCATTAGCTGTTCCAACAATTGTTGCTACATAGTCTCCAGTTGTATCTGCTCCTAATTCGACAGAATTTGGTTGGACTGTTGTGGTAATTGTTACATCACCAAGATTTGTCATTGTTGCAGAACCAGTTACATCTCCTGAAAGAGTAATTACTGGATCTTTATTAAGAGATACTGCACCTGCTGTAACTGTAAAATCAGTTGAGCTAAATGAAGCAACACCCTTATTTGTATATGTTGCATCTTCTGCAGATACTGTAATTGTATTATTTGTTACTGCTACATCAATTCCTTCTCCACCAGATACTGTTAGTGTATCTGAAAGAAGATCCACTGTATCCGTTCCTGTGTCTCCAGCAATTGATAGATTTGTTGCTACATCTGACTCGCTTGCGGCAGTCAATCTACCCTGTGCGTCAACTGTAAATGATGGGATCTTTGTTGTCGACCCATATGAACCAGCAGCTACTGCTGTGTCATTTAATTTTAATGTTGTTGTTCCTGCTGGGTCGTTGTATGTAGCAGTAAGTGCTGTGCCTGCTAATACGGATGAACCAATAACATCTTGAATTACTTCTGTAGAACCAGAGGCTGGCGTCCACTCTGTACCATTGTAGAAAAATAGAACATTTGAAACGTTGTTGTAGTAAATTTGACCAGTGACTGGACTTGATGGTGCTGATCCTAAGTTTTGAATTCTTGCATTCAGCAACTCATTCTTATTAAGGTCTAAGCTGACCGCATATTTTCTTGCCATTTCTTCTTCTCCTTTTTAAGACAGGTGTGCTGTCCCTGAAAATGGTTGAGCCATTGTCAGTGTAATTTGATTTATATTGTTATAATCTATACCAGTTTCTAGTATATCTCCTGCGCTTGTTTTTACTGTTACGTTAGGATAAAATCCCAAATTATGCAATACTATAACGCTATAGGTATTTGCAACGGGACCAGTAACTTGTGATAGTTCCCATGAGTATCTAAATGAGTAATCTGTAGGAGGGTTATTTAAAAGATAGTTTTGTGCCCCAACCCAAGTTTCATCATTTGGTTTTGGCCCATAAAATCTTGTTGTAACAACATCATAATAGAAGTCGCCAGTTGATCCAAGATTATTGGACGGTGCTCCTGAACCATTTAAAATAGTTCTTCCTCTTGGGCCTTGAGGACCAGGAGATGAAATTGTTACTTTATTTAATGTTTCTTTAACTACTACGGATTCAGCCATTATATAGTCACCGATCTATTGAGAGTCATAAAACCCTCTAGGAGTTTTATTTTGTTCCCGTTAGAATCGACAACCATAATGTCATATGACGATTTTGGATAAAAGAGTTTGTTTGTTTGAGTTGGTGTTAGTTTAATAGTTAATTTACCATTTGGTCCATCAATTACAATTCCACCAGATGGAGAAGTTAAAGTTACTGCTAACTTGCTTCCACCTTTTGTATCACGTATCTGCATTTTTGCAGATGCGCCAGTAAGATCAATTGCATTATCGCTTGAATCTTTATATTCTGTAATAAAGGTAAAAGTTGCGTTTTGATCTACTTCAAAGTTCTTTTGTCCTGCCATTTGCCATAGTCTCCTAAATAGGAATACTCCTGTACTAATTTTAGCACAGGAGTATTCCTAATTGACTACTTATTAAGCTTTGTTTGTGAACCCAAAACTCTTATCGTTAGGGTTAAGCGCTTTTAGGATAACGGGTGCAACTGCTGCCACTCCGCCAAGCAAAAGGTCTTTAGGATTCGTATTCCCAGTCATGTAAAGAGCAAGTGCTGCTGATAGGAATGCTCTTCCGTAGCTTGATAATGCTGATAGGATTTGTTCCTGCATTGTTACCTTTCCATCTTTGTTTAAATCTGCTTTTGCAAATTTAGCCATATTGTCATCTCCTCGTGGGCGGGGTGCCCATGAATTTTCGGTTTCCCGAATACTATAATTCTACCACTATGCTGAAATATCTACAAGTTCACAATTTCCGTCAGAACTACACGCAAGAGTGGCGTTTATAGAAGTTCCATCTTCTGTCTCATAAAATGATAAATCTTCCCAGCGAATGTTTTTGGGCATCTTAGAAAGAAGATTTTGATACTCTTCTTTTGTGACTTCTTGGTAAGGAGCCTGCTTGTATGAATGATCTGAGTGTGGTAGAAATGAAATACCAGAGACTTCATCAAAATGTTTATAGACCCAAGCTCCCACTTCCATCCATTCATCTTCTTTTACAGAAACAGTAATTGAAGGTTTGTGCTCACACCATGCACGTTGGTAAACTAGCCAAATGTTTAAGTGTTCAATAGCTGTAAGATCATTTCTAACAATTGCACCTTCTGGTGCTTTTACTGGGAATGAAAATACGTATGTGTCGTTTGGCTTCATGACATCATCTTCTACGGGGATTCCAACTTCTTTTAAAAATGTAGAAATGGGATCTCCCTTTGAACCGCGTACTGTTCTAATATAATATGGAGAATGCCAAGCATGCATTCCTGAAGATACCCCGACCAATTGAGATACTGTTCCTGATGGCTTTACGCATGTAATAGCGGCGGACTCAGGAATACCAATCTTTCCAGCCTCATCTTTATTTTTTGCTCTTGCTAATTCTCTAAGAGTCATCAAAAAAGCTTCTAGTGAAACAAGGTCTTCTTTGCCTGACATAAGATTGTGTCCAAATTGTCCAGTTAAAGAAACCCCTAGTAGGCGTTCTTCTTCTGTATTGTCTTTCCAGATTTTCCGAAGATACTTAAACTCTGTAAGCGTTGATTGCCACGTTCCAAGGATAGTTGCAAGTTCAACCTTGCGTTCAATTTCTTTCTTTGTATCATTTTCACGTAATACGACTTCTGAAAGGTTGCAAAACTGATAAGGACGTAAGATAATTTCTGAACAAGGGTTAGTCCCGTAGTGTATATCTGGATCTCTTCTTCCATACTTGGCTGCTTGGGCTTGAGCTGCGGCCACATTGTATATACCTCGTTCTCCTGATTTTGAGTCATATAGAGATTTCCATTCCGCAATAAATTGCTCCATTTCTGGCTTGCGTGAATACGCAACAGAGTTATTAGATAAAGCACGTTGTGTATTTGCTTCCCACCAGTTACCTGATTTAGCCTGTGCCATTTCAATATCGTTAATGTTAGAAAGCGAAATCATTGCTGATCTGCGAACTCCGCCTACAACAACTACTTCACCAATCTTGCACATAATATCGTGGCATTCAATTGGCTTAAGGCTTCTTCCTGTAGCATTTTTAAACTTTGCAATTGTAAAATCAAATAAGTTAACAAGTGGTTGTGGGCCTGATGATCTGCCACCCATTGTTTTAAGTCTTGCTCCAGCTGGTCTTACTTTAGAAACATCAATAGATGGAATCTGCCCAGACCAAAGTAGTGCCAGCAACTCACGGTATGCTTTTGCCCAACCTTGTTTTGAATCCTCTACTGTAATCACAGTAGTTGATTTTTCTAATGATTCTGGGACGGCAGGAAGTTTATTAATATACTTATACTCAACAGAGAACCCTACACCTGTACCGCACATAAGAATATACATTGTCTCATCAAATGATCGTGGTGAATCAACTGGGAGAAAAGCACAATTGTATCCTGCCACATTGTCTCTTTCTAATGCTGGTCCTGAAGTCATTACAGATCTCATGGATGGCATTACATTTCGTTCAAATACAAACTCTTTTAATTCCGCAACAAGCTTCTCATTTGGAATGTAATTATGATTTGTTTTTAAATGATTAGTCATAAAAGTAAAATATCTATCTACTGTCTCTCCCCATGTTTCTCTACGTCCTTCAGACTCTACCCATTTTGCATATCTAGATAAAGCAATAAAGTTTTCATAAGGATTTTCAATAGTTTGTGACATTTGTAATACGACCTTTTCTCCGCCTTGCGGTGTTAATTTTAAGTGAGGTTATAGTGTATCAAACTTTTATTTAATGGTCTAGGGGTTAAAAATATTTTTAAATATATCAATATGTGAGATAGTATTACAGTCAACTGGCTTGACAGCGTCTATTGATTAATGCTATTCTTATAGTTCGTTATCTCTATAGGAGGAAATGCCAATGGAGAATATAAAACAGCAGTTTAGCGATTTGATTCGTGACTGGACAATAATAGCGGTGGCAACACTGTTCTTGTTTTCTGGAAGCCCAGCAAACGCTTTACCTGTAAAACCTTTAGTGAAAACTGAAGCCCAATTAAAGCAAGAAGTCTTAGATAGTTTTAGTAAAGAAATTTACAAACCTTCTGAGATGCTTACAGACGAAGAGTTAAAACTATTACTTGAGACTGTAGGATTCGAAGGAATAGGCCTTAAAAAAGCCTGGTCCATAGCAAAGCGTGAATCTAATGGAAGACCGCTTGCATATAACGGGAACAAGAATACAGGAGATAATTCTTACGGATTATTTCAAATTAATATGATTGGAAATCTTGGTCCAACAAGACTTGAGAAATTTAATCTACAGAGTAACAAGGAGTTATTCGACCCAGTAACAAACGCAGAGATAACGTATTATATGACCGAAGGCGGAAGCAATTGGTCAGCTTGGAAGGGCATGACCCCAAAAGCAAAGGAATGGCTTACGCAATTCCCAACCAATGTTAAGGAATAGGAAGTTATGAAGATACAGTACGTATCTGAATACATAAAGCTTTCAAATGAGGGCCTTGTATCTAAATTGGAATGTCCAATGGATCAGGGCCCTCTATTTCCTAATTTAAAACTGTCTGGTGATTTAAAAAATGATGAAATTTATTTATACTGCATTAGTTGCAGTTATACAAGAAGTGTTGGAATTGATTTTTATAATTCAATTGTAGAAAAGGTTGACAATGCCAGAAAATAATCAAGAGCCTTCAAATTTAGAAGACAACCTTCCTATGGTCACATATATAATGTTACATAGAATATACGATCTTTTAACTTTGATATCTAACAAAATAGTTGGAAGTGAAGATACTTCTAAAATAATAGAATACCATGAACAGGGCTATCTGCTAGGACCTAGCCCTTCTTATACCCCAGGAGAAGAAAATGAATAAAGAAGAAGTTATTGAAGTAATGTTTAATTCCTTTAATAGAAAAAATAAGGAAATGGCAGAGCTTTCTGGAATGTCTAACGAAGATATAGAAAAATTTGTTGTAGAGTCATCTGTTTCAATAAAAATGATGCTTGAAACAGTATATGACGATTTGCTATCAAATCAAATAATTTCTGAGTAGGCATTGACTTAGTAGGATATATATAATATCCTTAATATTAAGGTTGAGTTCACACTCCCTTATGTGCTTAGGCACAACAAAACCCAATCGGATCCGCCTCTGATTGGGTTTTGTCTTTATATGGGGTATAATTTATATATGGCACCTAAACATTTTGGTAAGGTAATGCAGACTCCATATTTTAGAATGGATCAACAGGTTATGTCAAGTTGTAAGTGTCTTGAGTGTAGAATAGAAAATTTTTTTATAAAATTTTTTAAAGAGAAAAGGAAAAAATAATGTTTAAAGATAAAGAATTTTGGAAAAGAATGACAGTTCACACAGACTTATCTGAATTAGTTCCTTACGCTGCGGAGCATCCGTCATTAATTAAAATAGAAGAAAACATTTGGGTTATAAAGAATTTTGTTACTCCAGAAGTTAGTAAAATATTTACGGATTATGCTGAATCTACAAATGAAGAAGACTGGTGGAAAAAGAATAGAAACTGGTGGGTTGGTAAATATTTGTTTATAGATGAAAACAGCTCTATAAAAACAAACGCCGATGAACTTATGAGTAAAATTAATGAATTAGTTTCAAAAGATATAATAACTGGTGGCATAGGATCAATACACAGACTAACGCCTGGACAAGAAATGTTTATTCATACCGACAACCCAACAGAGACAAGACAATTAAAAGATGACAATGGCAATTATGTAGGAACAACAGAAGGACACAATAATTACTGCATCCTTGCTATGGTTTTATACCATAATGATTTTAAAGGCGGAAATTTATTTTTTCCAAACCTTGGAATAGAATATCATGGCGAAAGAGGAGATCTAGTTATATTCCCAGGAACTGGGGTGCTCTACGATCACGGAGTAAGAAAAACAGATTTAGATTCACCAAATAGATATATATCTACTGCTTTTGGATACGACAAAAGAGGCGAAGAGATTAAAAAATCTGGCTACGTTTTTGAAGATCCAATAACTGGTGAAAAGGTAGACCCAGAACCAGCTACAGTAGAACAAGATCCATATACCGTTGTAAATAATACAGACGGCAGCAAGTTTATTAAAAACACTAATGCTTAATAAACTTTCAATATTTAATCACCCAGGATTTTTAAAAATAGAAGAAAATATTTGGGTTATAAATAACTTTACGACAGACTCTGAAATTGAATCTTATATCAACTACGCTGAATCAGTAGAAGAAGAAGATTGGTGGAAAGAAAATAATGGCTGGTACAAAGGTAAGTACTTAAACGTTTCTCAGGAGCCATCTCTATCTAAAATATCAGAGGATATAATCAATAGGTTTAAGTTATTTTTTGATGAACCAGAATTTTTAAATTTTGGAACTCCTGCTTCTATACACAGAATGCTACCTGGAGAAGAAATGTTTGTTCATGCTGATTTCCCTGAAACTGACTACTATGATGACTATCTATTATTCAATACAGCTATATATCACAATAGAGTAGATGGAGGAGAAATATTTTATCCAGAACTTGGATTAGAGTATCACCCGTTTCCTGGCGATTTAGTAATACATCCAGGAACAACAAAATATAGACATGGAGTAAAGCCAGTTACTGGAGATAAAACTAGATACATATCAACTCTTTGGGTATCTGACACTAATGGAGAATCTATAAAAAGATCTGGCTACATGGAAAATGACTGACAAGTATATCAACATATATACATACAATGGTAACCCATCTAACTTAAATGTCTTGCCTGCTAAAAGAGAATGGATGAAAGATAGCGGAGCTTATAACTGCCCACCAATGATGATGGGAAACACTTTAGGGTGGTACATGCCGCTAGAGGAATCAATAACTTTAAATTGGGATGGAAATTCTCATCCTGGATCTGTAAAAATAACATTTACTAAAAGCGGTGAGCAGGTTCCAATTAATATTGCTAATAATAATTTTGGTAGTGGAGTAATAACGTTTTCTGTTCAGGGAACGCCTTTATTTGAAACACCAGAAGGATACTCTTTACTTATGAGTGGACCAACAAACATGTGGATAGAGGGCATTCATTCTCTTACTGGAATTGTTGAAACGGACTGGTCTGCTTTTCCATTTCCAATGAACTGGAAGATGTCTGCAATTAATACTGATGTAGTAATACCTTCAGGATATCCAGTTATGTGCTTTATACCAATCAACTTATCAGAAATAGAATCATTTAAGATTAATTACAAAGATATAGAAAAGTGGGAAAAGTTTGAAGATGTTATAAAGCATCAGCAAAGTAGGCCAGTAATCCCACACCTAGAACAGGATAAAGTAAAAGAAGATTTGACTCATGGATCTTATTTAAACGGAATCAGCCCAAGCGGTGAAAAAATAAGAAACAGAAACAGAATATTAAACCTATTTAAATAGTACATCATAGACATATAGGGCAATATAGACAAATAGTGTAGTGCAAAAAAGTGCGTCGGCGGTAGAAGAACCCTATTTAAATTTGATTATAGATCTCATCTTCTGTAATTTCGTATAACATATCCATTAGGAGTTTACACTCAGAATGGGATTCCATATACCAGATGTCACAGTAACCCTCATATACATTCAAGCATTGGCTTAAACGCCCTTGTAGCATTTTTGAGAGCCATTCCATGGCAGTTGAGGCAAGTAGCGTATCTGCCATATAATAATTGCATTCTCTAAATCTAGCTTCTTTGAACTCTTTGGTTAAATCATGGATTAATTTATTGTTCATTGTTTTTAATAAATGTCGACAATATATATCTAGTACCATTTTTAACTTTTAATACACCATGTTTGTATTCTTCAAAAGCAGGGTGGCAGACAAATGAATTTGCCTTTGGCTTATGTGTAATACCTTTATTAACATAAACAATTTCTCCACCTTCGTAATCATCGTTTATATAGAACACTACTCCTGCAACTACTGGGGAAACAAAACTTTTTGTTACCATATCATAGACATTATCAGCATGTGGACCCATTGACCATTCAACTCCTTGATCATCAAAATAAGCTAGTTGACCAGAAGTAAATGTTATGTTTGGATCACCCTTTTTAACATCTGTAAACCTTTGTATTATTGATACGCCACTGAGTAATCCTTTGTGACCAACAATTGAATCAATAGATCGTATTACTTTGCCCATGATGTCAATATATTTTTGATCTTTGTCTTGGGTCAAAAATTTTTGATTTCCCTCCCAATGTGTGCCAGCTATATCAGAATTATATACATCCCAACCATATGGATCATTTGCACACTCTTGGAGTGATTTTAAATCTTCTGCTGAGAGTACATCTTCTACTACAATGATCTCTGGATCCAAATTATATATATTCATGAAATTCCTCCTCTGGATCTAGATCAAAAGTGAAAACTTCATCTATTCCCGCTTTTTTTAAAATATTAAAAAGAAATGCACCAGAGAGAATTGCTGTCGCAATTATTATTATTGATGCCCATAACTTCTTCATATATATCCTAGTTGACTGAGATTACTAATATTAATATCATAGTAATCAATATTGCACTGATGAATCTTATCTTCTTTTTTCTTGGCCATTCATCTGGTACTATTACATTATTCATGTTCTACTCCATTGTAGGGATACTGGGATTTGAACCCAGAATCTATTGTATATAAGACAAGTGCTTTAACCATTAAGCTATATCCCCTAGGGACTAGCATATTATCTGGTACATAATTCCAATGATAAAAGTTATTACTGTTACCACCGCCACTGCAACTATTGTCTTCATGTATCTATTATACTCTATATTTTAGTTGACTACAATATTTAGATATTGTAAAATGTTAATATAATTTTTTTGGTTGTATCACTTGATCTTAGGTCTTAGGTCTTACTATATATTTAATATTTATTATTTATTGATTTACTGACCCCCCGACCCCCCTACAAAAATTATACTATTTATATTTTCGATGTCAAGCTTTTTCAGATTTCATAAAATGTTAATATATTTTTATCTTGTATGATACATACATTTGAGATGTCCGTTTTGTCCAGATAGACCGCACATAGGTTTAAGGGCTTGAGCGTGAATGTGACTCGAATCACAAAAATACTTTTGTATTACTAGCCAGTAATGCCGTTATTTGTCAGACCCCCCTGCTATGCTTAAGGTATAACAAACAAACGAAAGGCAATAAAAATGATGTATCCAAAAGACACACTAGCCGACATGGCAACCGCTCAGGGTTTTACAGCAACACCTGAACTAATCGAATTACTAAACAAGGCTTATGAACTAGGCGTGGAGGATACTTACTAAAATGAATACACTAGAACGAATTAGACAAGAACAGCAAGAACGCTACGCTAAACAGCGTGAGGCTAATCAGGCTAAGATAGAGGCTATGTTTTCTAATAATTCCCGCCCTCTAAATAATGCTTACCTACTAGCGAGAGAAGAAAACTAATGAACCCATTCACTTACCTAATAGACTTACTAGATGACTATGGCGATGTAGGCGGTCCAATAGGCGCATTCATAGGCGTAGGCGTAGCAATCGCCCTATGCGTGATCTTTGGGGCGTGATGTAACTCACACCAACCTAATGCCGACTCTACGGCGTGTCGGCTAGTAAATGTCAGACAATAATGCTACAATTCCACTATAACAACTAACGAAAGGTCAGATAATGACACTAGATGAATACAAGGCGCTAGTAGAAGCGCAACGCAAGGCAAGCCTTGTCGAAGCCCTATCCCTACTAACTAAGGAGGCTAAGTAATGTCATACGCTTACTCATACGAAACTAACTCAATCTCTAAATGGGATACTATCCAATCAGATGTAGCAGACGCTTACTCTTACCTTGATGAAGTAAATGATGAAGCCCCTGCTGATGACTTTGATGACTTTGATGACTCAGATGATGAAGCACTAGCAAAACTATACGCACTAACATGGGAGAACTAATAATGATTAGCAACGGATTACAATTACAACTAAATGAATACGGATTAGAGTTTGATAGTTTCTTAGGTGCTATCTATGTACCTTGGCACACTATCGCTATTAGTACCGCCTTACTAATTGCTTATAAGATTTATAAGAGAAAGAGAGTTAAGTAATGACTACTAGTCGCTTACTAACTACCGCCGTACAATTACTACTAGCGGGAGTAACTATCCCGCTAGTAATCGCCGTAATAAAAGACATAAGAGAAAATGGATTTAACTAATGAAAAAACTATTATCGCTATTAGTAATTGGTTTACTACTAACTGGATGTACTAACAAAACAAGCGAACCAACCGAGCAAATAAAACGCGTTGATGATGTAAAATATCGGTGCGTAGTGGATTGTTGGCCGCTACATCGCGGCGTGTCGCCTTGACATTGTCAGCTGCTGCCCCTACGAAGTGTGGGGGCTGTGGATAACTTAAGAGAGCCTGTGTATAACCCCTGGAATTTTGTGAGATTAATCACAAAAAAAGATTTCCGACACGCCCGAGAATGTCCCTAAAATGTCAGACCCCCCTGCTATAATTGCGGTATAACGAAAAGAAAGGTGGTCTAAAATGACTACACTAGAAATGACCAAGTGCCAAGAGCACAACCCTATGAAATCTGCTATCTCAGAAATTGGAGATGAGCAATTTACTTTCTGCCAAGATTGCGAGCAGAACATTGAGCGTTATTACTACGACAGTGACCCTGAGCAATTCCCTATGTGGACAGATTGGTATTTAACTAAATGAGTATTTTTACTAAATTTGCTACTGTAAGCGATTATCCTACGGGCTTAATGAACCTATGCCCATGCGGGCAGGTAGTATTAGCGCCCGCCCTATACCATGAAGGGCAAGCCCATTGGGATAACCCTGATCGGTGTAAAGAATTGTGGGCTATCTCACAAAAATAAATAACCGACACGCCCCTGAAATAAGGGGAAATGTCAGACCCCTCTGCTATAATTCCATTATCAACAAAACGAAAGGCGGTCAAAATGACTGTACTAATCTCATCAGAGGTTTTAGAGAATAGAGCCTTATCTATCTCAGAGCCTCAATTCTATCGTGTGGCTACTACCTCGCTAATTGCTTGCTCAATTTGCGGAGATAATTATTTAGAGGTTTTTTCTAAAGATGCCGATTTTACTAAATTTACCTGTGAGGGGTGCTGGTAATGACTAAAGATGAAAAAATTGCTAAGATTACCGAAATGGCAAAAACACAATTTGGCGATAACTGGTTAGCCTGCTTATGGGGTTCATCTCGTGTTTTATTATCAGATAAAGATTTAAACATTATTATTAAAGTATTGGAGAATAAATAAAATGGGTGTAATTCTTGGAGATGTAATCTCTACAATAGTTGTTGGAGCAATGCTAATTTGGGCATGGAAAGTTTGGAGAAAAAACTAATGAAATCACAATTTGAAAAAGATTTAGAAATAAAAGAAAGTTTTATTGATTTACTAAATGATGTTTATCCTACTGTAAAGATTGGATACTCTACTTTTACACCCGCCGAAATCTTAGAATGTTGCGACCCTGTTGCTTTTGCAATCGGATTAGTTGAACACGAAGATTATTTAGCAGAAATGGAAAATGAATGAGCGACTTATTCGGATTTGAAAAAGCAATTCAATTAGATCATCTTAGCGATGAGCAAATAAATCAGCTAGAGGAAATCTTAAAAGATTTTCAATAACTAGCGGCGTGTTGCCTTGACAAAGGTAACCCGCCCGCAAAGGTACGGGGTCGGGCGTGTCGTTATGAAAGAGTTATGAAAACCCTGAAATTTTGTGAGATTTATCACATGGGCTGAGCGTCTCAATATTTGGAATTACTGGCTAGTAATGTGAAAATGTCAGTGCGTTAGGCTATAATTGCCGTATCAACAAAAGAAAGCAGG